AGTTGTAATTCGTTTAGACCAGAAAGGTCAAATGCGTCTGCGTTTAGAGTTGCAACACCAGTTGCCTGTTCAATTCTGAATAAATCACCAACTCTAAAGTCACCATTTTGGTCAGTTGATGTAAAGTAAACACGACCACCTAATAATTCGTTTACTTCATCTGATTGGTCAGGAGCTTGACTTTCACTACCTGGATAATTAGTTGATGTAAAATCACCAGTACCAATACTTAGGAAGTCGTGACCTGTTAATCGAATGTTTGAATAACCTGTTGTAATAGTAGTCGCTGTGTTATCTGCAATTGCATTGCCTGAAGTAACAGATTGTGTAAGTCTAATTAATGCTTGTCTGTTTGAAGTATTTTCTTCACTTACAGCAGATACTCTGTAATAAGTTGAGTCACCTGCAAACTGAACATTGGCACCAAGTTTAATTACGCCTGAACTACCAAGTGTACTATCACTTGAGTCTACTGCAATTAAGGCACCTGTTTGTCCTGTTTGAGCTGATGAAGCAGCCGCTTTAACTTGAAATGTAGAAGAATCTTCTTTTGTAATTGTTAATACTTCACCATCAACAAATGAACCTGTAATATTTTCTATGTGAAAATGGTCAGTAGAGATATTTGTTCTAAAGACCGTTGCACTCGCACCACCAGCACCAGATACCGTAGCAGTACCAACACCTTGTGTAGCAATCATATCTGAAACATCTGATTCTGTAGCAGCACCAACAAATTCTGTTGTGTTATATTTTAACATTTGACCACGAGTTTGAACAGAAACGGCAGTTTCACTCGCTAAAGTACCTGTAGCCTCAGCACCTTTTTCACCGTAAGCAGATGAGCAGTTTAGACCTCTAATAAATCCACCTGATTCTGCGAAGAATGATTTATCACAATAATAAGTAAAGATAGAAACCATCTCACCACGGCCGCCACCTAATGCATGAACACCACGACCATCGGAGTTAATTTGTGTATAATCGTTTGCAAGAATAGATTTATTTCCTGCACTATGTAAATTACCATCAATTTGAATACCTGTTGCACCAGCATTTACAGACGAACAATTTTGTACATAAGGTGAAGCAGTTGTAATTGAACCACTAGGGTCTAAAGATACTACAGCCGCTTTAGATGTACCACCAGCACCAGGTGTACCTGTTAAACCTTTCATTGACATTTGTACAAGGTTTGTACTATTGTTCATTATGAACATATTAGAAGCGTCATTATTTTCTAACGCTGTGACCGTAAATACTAAATTGGATGCACCACCTAATTTTGTAGCACCATTAATTGTAATTTGTTCTGAAGAAACATAACCTGAACCACCATTATAAATTGTAACTGAAGGTGTAGATGAACCATCTGTTGTAACATTTACAACAACACCTGTTCCTGAACCAGTTGTACTATTTTGATGTACAAAATTATATGTCCCTGGAGTACCGCCTGTACCACCTGTAATAGAACCAATTGTTTTTATTTGATGACCTGTGCCTGAAGCTGGTCTAATTTCTGTGCCTCTTAAACTTTCACCTTGTACCGTAACACCGGCAGGAATTTTTATAGGTAAAATTTCTCTGTAAACTCCGTTTTTAATATAAACAACATCACCAATTGAAGCAGATGTTACATTAAAAGTTAAATTTGATGAACTTCCTAATTGTGAACCATCAATCGTAATATCATCACCAACTGCGTGACCTGAACCACCGTCTGTAATTATAATAGTAGGTGTTGATGAACCATCTGTTGTTACTCTTGCTTTAAATCCTGTTCCTGAACCAGTTGTACTATTTTGAGTTACATCAAAAACACCTGGAGTACCGCCAGTACCACCAGCAATTGTATCAATAGCTACTACATCACCTGAAGTAGCTTGTGATAACGCATAGTAAATTGTTTTATAAGGTAAATATTGTGAACCTGGATTACTATCCGAACCAGAGTTTGAAACATATTTAACATTTGCACCCTCAGGAGCAGACCAACTAGGGTCAGTACCATCTGTTGTTAAAACTGAACCAACAGGACCAATCGCTAATCTTTCAGTAGCAGCACCACCTTGTTTAATTAAATCACCTCTTGTGCTTAATACTGCAGCTGAGTCACCTTGTGCAACTACTTGCCATTTACTTGTATCTGAATCTGGAGATACATTGTTAATTCTGTCTGTTATTGCAACATAAGAAGTTGCAGCTAATCTAACAACATCACCAATATTGTAAGTAGCAGTAGCGTCATAAGCCGCTCTGTAATTAAATCCTTCAAGGTTTAATGTCCAATAAGATGAGTTGACCGTTCCGTTTTGATTTGATGGATATTGATTTGAATGATTAGCAGTTGCTACATAGTTATTACCACCGTATTGAACGGTGTCACCTGTTTTGTAAGCTGTTCCATGTGAGTATGTACCTAATGCTTTAAAACCTGTTGTTACAACATCCCAATATGAATTATCTGTTGGTGTTTGACCAGAAGCAGGTGTAGCATTTATATAAACATAAGTGTAACCACCATATGTTACTACATCTCCGTCTTGATATGTTGTACTTGAATTATAAGAATCTTCCCATTGTAATCCCTCAGCAAATACTTCCCAATTTGAACCTATTGCAAAAGTTGAAGCTGAAGTGTGTTGTAATTTACATCTATATTGAAATGCGCCATTTTTAACAAGGTCGTTTAGTCTGTAAAATGTGGAACCAGCCCAATTACCTTTAAAAAATAATCCTTCAGAATGTAATGAATATTTACTTGCTGATAAATCTGTATAAAAATTTGCTACTGAAGATTGAGATGTATGATTGGCAGTTACAACATATGTATTACCACCATATTTTACAATGTCGTCAATCAAATAGGCAGTTGATACAGCCCAATCGCCACGCCATTTAAATTTAATTCGTCCTAGTTTAAAATCTGCCATTTTTTAACCTTATAATACTACTATTTATACAAATTAAACAGCGTCCTGGTAACTAGTTGAAGCCACCGAAATAGACGAATCAATCGTTGTCGGGTCTTCCGTAGTTGCTGTTTGACCGTATGCTCTGTTTTCCCTTTTAATTAAATAACCATTACTATCAACAAAAAATGTAGCGTCACCATCTTCAAAAAAATATTGTTGATATAAGTCAGTTGTGTTGTTTTTATAACCCTTATCTATTCTACCTACTGCAATTTGAGCTCCGTTTGCTGGAGCAATGTTAAATGTTATTGTAGGAGATGAATAAGTAAAATCTATTGTTTCTTTCTGTAAAACTTGATTTACATATACTCTAATTCTAGTTGCGTCAGGAACAGGTGTTGTTAAATCAAATGTTGTATCTGAACCATCGCCTGCAAATAATTGAGTGTCAATATAACCCTCTATAGCCTCTACATTACTACCACTTGTCGGTAATTGTATTAAAGGGTCTGGATCACCGTTAGATAAATCAATTGTATCTGTATTATCTTTATCAATTTTTGTATAATAAAGAATACCATCTGTACTTCTTCTTAAAGCATGGAAAGTTTCTTTACTTTGTGTACCAACAGGTACAACAAAACCTGGATTAGCCATTTATTAAGTTACCTCCAAAATACTTGCGAAAACTTCCGCTGTTGGTACAGAACTATCTGATAAAACATCACAATAAACTCTGATTATATCATTTGGTTCTAAATTAATTGGTTTATCTAAAACTAAAGTATTATTTGCTGGTACACTCAAACCTTTTCCTACATGGTAAAAAGTTGAGCCGCCATCTGTTGTAACTTTAACATGAACACTTATAGTTGAGGTTGTTTCGTGATTAGAAATATATAATGCATGAATAACTGCCTGTGTGCTACCGCCAGCAGTATAAAATGAACCTGAATCTGTTACACCTAAAGCTGCACCTTGATTTTTAAATGTACTAGCCACTATTATCCTCCAAATACTATACTAAAGGCAAGAGCATTACCCTCGGTTGCTATAACACCTGATGAATTAGGTAATGAAAGCGTATTATCACTTGTAGGTTCGACAGCTGTTAAAGTTGTCTCATAAGCATTTGCTAAATTACCTTCAAATATTAAAT